AAAGCATCTGCACTAACATGTTGGTCAAACCTACTGGCGTCCAACCCAACAGCAACAGGAGTAGTGAACCTATTCCACTTTTTCCTCATGGCTGCCGCAACATCTTCTACGGTCATTCCTTTCATAACCACATCATCACCATCCTCCCCCCACTCTTCGGCCAAGGCTTTATACATGTCAGCCTCGATCCGCCGGGTAAACCTTCCAACAGCATAGTTATAAACCGGAGACCGCGGTTGTATAACTCGAGGGGCTGGATCCTTTTTCTTGGTAAAGTTCAATTTCTCCATTTTCACAAAGAACTTTATCAAAGCGTCCTTGTCCCTCCATCCTCGGGAGTCGTACTCACGCCCAGCAGCAGCATAGAGATTTCTTTTGTTCGCGGGACATTGGTCAATAAATTGTTGACCTGTCAGATGTTCCACCGTACCGAACTTGCAGATTCTCTCAACTAGGCGTTTCCGCACTTCTCCCAATGACCTCCACACCCCCGGATCTGGCAAGGGGGTCGGAATCAAACGGTCTCCTCTCTGAACATTAAACACTCGCTCATTGAGTCCACGAATTCCGTTTGGAAGGTCGTTATTGTGTGCACCAAAATCAACTCTACTAGACACGTGTGGTGCAACAACCACGTGCCTAGGCTTGGCGGGCTTGGCTCCAACATGCGCACTGACAGCTATACCCCTAAACGGCTCACCATCAACACTAACGGGCCATACACTTGCACCAACATGGTATTGTTGGTCTTCCGTTGTTCTAGCCGCAATACGCACGAGGCACCCCTACGCCCGATGTTGGTCAACGGATGACTCCAACGCATTCCAAAACGCGTTATCATCGTCACCCAAATGGTACGCAGTGCAAACGGCCCTCAAGAACCAAGCACGTTCGTTGCGCCTGATTTTGACCAAATTACACTCGACACCCATCTCGACCCCCTCCTTCCAAGACTTTTCCACAATCTGCTTGGCACACAAATGCAGGGCACGCCTATCCGCTTCACTCTTAGTGAAAACACCAGGAGCTGAAGCCTTAAGCTCACTTACCAACGTCTTAATCATCACGACCCTACGGTTATACCGATTGGCCGAACGATGTAAAACGTTATACTTCCTTTTCCCAAACACTCCAGCAATTTTCTGTTTGACGTACTCCAACGTTTTGACCACAGGTTTAACATCAACGTGTTCATCGTCCATCTCATCAATTGCTTGGAACTTTGCAGC